TGGTGCCGCATTAAATGCGGCGTTGCTAAACAGTGCGAAACTGAAGTTCTCAGTTACCGTCACTGAATCTGTGACTCCTTTGCCGACATCAAAATCTGGATCATCAGCAAAAGAAAAACTGTCTGTTAAACCTTTTCCGACTCCAAATGTCTGGGTATCAGAAAAGCTGAATACGTTTGTCTTGTTCCCGCCGTATTGCTTGGAAAATGCATCGACCGTTGCAGCGTCATCTAAACTGAACGAGTCAGAAAATGTTCTGACAAACTGAACAACACGGGAGTCAGTGTCGCTAAAAGAGAACGAGTCTGTTTTAGCAAGGTCTACTGAATGAGTTGGAGAATCTGTGAGAGTAGTAGAATCTGTTTTGCCTAAACTAATACTACTCGAGTGAGCCTCAGTCATAGTCTGGGAATCTGTTAAACCCTTGCCTAACACAAAAGAATCAATCGATTCTGTAGGACTGAAAGAGTCCGAGAAAGATCTAGCGAACTGCACCACCCTTGAAAGTGATTCAGACATGTTGAACGAATCAGGATCTACATCCTTGCCTAACTCAACTGCATGGGCCTCAGTAGGACTAAATGTATCTGTAAACGATCTGACATAATCTACTTGGCGATTGAACACATCGCCCATGGTGTAGATGTTTGTTTTTCCGGCGTTGGTATCTTTCCTTATTGAATCGACCGTAGCAGAATCGTCCAAGACAAACGTGTCTGTGAATGACCTCGAGTACTGGACGGTCCTTGATAAAACCTCTGTCATCGACTGCGTGTCGGTGAGACCTTTTCCTATATCAAAAGAATCTATTGCCTCAACGTTGCTGAAGGTATCAGTAAGATTCTTACCTACACCGAAAGCCTGGGTATCTGAGAAACCGAATATGTTGGTCTTTGCCCCAAAAAAATCTTTAGTTATCGCATCGACTGTTGCGTTGTCATCGAGCGTGAATGCGTCTGTAAAAGATCTCTGATAATCGACCGCCCTAGACAACGATTCGTTCATTACGAATACATCTGTACCCGCGTCCTTGTTGAAGGCTATAGAGTTAGGATCGACTAAACTAAAACTGTCAGGGGATGCGACTTTAGATAGCGCGATCGCATGCTCTTCAAGCATGGTCGCAAGAAGATTCCTTTCATGCCCACTACGGAAGTATCTGTTTTTAGTATCTGGATCGAGATCTACATCTGCCAGTTGGAGGGCAGTTTTCTCGCACAAAAGCTCAAGCTCTCTTGCCTGAGCCTCAAGCTGCAGATTCCGTAATGTGGTAATTAGGGAAGGCATTAGTCGAAGTCTTCCCTGACTTTAAACTTCAGAAGATCGTTTACCGTTTGCTTACCGCCACTGGAAAACGTTATCTCAATCTCGCCCTCATAAACGCCAGCACTTGGGAAAGCTGTTGTAGGGAAGTCAGTGGCACAGGTGCCGCCTGAACCGCTAGTTATCGTAGGAGTTATAGTTGCACTAATCGTTGTACTGCCAACCTCTCTGATTCTCAGCTTCACAGTCGCTCCGGTGATATCTATTGGAGCCCAGGTAGAACTGTCTTCGGTATCGAGAGTCTGACCAGAAGCTGCAGTGTTCGAATCCTTGAATGTAAACGTGAGCTCTGGAAGTGTGTCGCCAACTACATAATTCAGGGTTTGCGAATAAGCCATTAGATGAACTCCCTATATCTAACTTTCAAAGAGCCCCCAGAGAATCCGTACTTAACCTGTCGAACAGTTCTTCCAACCTCACGCTCATAGAGAACTTTGTTATTTGAGGCAGAACCTGGGTTAGTGAAAGGTTGATTAGGCATCATCTGTAGCCGGTACAGAGTTCCCTGAACAATCGTTTCCTGATGCTCTTTAGCTATACCATCCGGCAAGCTGCTCGAGGTGCTCGTGGGCTTTACTGAATACAAAACCCTGAAGCTATCAGCAGCATTCGGAATCGGAGCAACGAAGAAAGATGTGTTGTCTCGCTGAGCATAAAAACGAGGAGTACCCTGATCGTCTTCATCACCGAGTTTCTCAAGGAGCAAGTTGAAGCTAACCGGCTGCAACTTAACCTGATCTGCAAAGATGTCAGTGATGTAGTTCAACTCAGTGCCGGTGGGCATACTGACTTCGTACTCATTGATTCCTTTGATGACCGTAACGCTCTCTGGCTCCGGAATGTACACACCAGTACGCCTACAAAAATCAATTGCAGTATCCCTAACTGATCTTTCAATCAGAAAGTCAGGAGCCCCTGGCGCTTCAGGTCTGACCAGTTGAGCGAAGTCTCTAAACTTCATTAAGCTCTTCCGATATTTACGTCAGGCGTTGATGGAACAGGAGCAAGAGCTCCGTCTATCTGTGCCTTAACACCGAGCGCATTTGCGAAGCTCTGGTAATGCATCATTGATCTTTGAGCGTTACCAGCAAACTCAGAGTCCTTCTGATATGCCCTGAACAAGATGTAATCCAATATGCAGTTCGCATAAATATCATCGAGAGAAATCACGGTGGTATCTGTACTGAAGTTGCTTATCGAAACATCTGACGGTGCCGCACTGAATATAATTTCCAGATCAAAAGACGTTGTCGCCTTCGGGTACACGTAGAAGTTTTTGGGGTCCGCCGGATCAAAAATGAAATGCTCAATCTTTCGCGTAGCATCTGCAGCGGTCTCATGCCAGTTTGGTAACGTCTCATCAAGGATCTTTCGATCTACTTGAGTGATTGCCCTACCCCCGACATTACGAACAACATCAATCAAACGCAGACCTGTTGTTGGGATGGTTTGTTTACTACCCGCAACACAAGTAAAGTTGTTGACGTTCTGCATGTTCGCATCAGGACGGTGTAATACCACTTCCTTCTGAGCATCATTGAAGAACTTCAAAAGCTCCGCATTTGGAAATCGCACATTCGTATTGTCTTGAAGGATAATCGACGCACGATCAAGGACATCTACGACCTTAGTTGTCGCCATCACCATCCTCCCACTCGATTATCTCGAGATCAGGGTTTCCCTTAAAGTGCTCGTTGTACGCCAGAACGTTTCCGGTAAAGATGTTTCGGACGGTTTTAGGCACTCTCATCTTAGGAGCGTCTTCTGCCATCTCCTGACCTTCTTCAAGCTTCTTCCATTGCTCTTTGAGCTCTGAAAGCTTCATGCGACGATCTAACTCAACATCGTGGTTTGCTTTCGCATCCTCGAAGATTTCATCTTTAGTCATCGGCTCAGGCGTTTCTGGAGGGGGGATATCCTCTGAAGCGATTTCTTCTTCAGGCTCTTCTTCCTCTTCTGCACCGAAACCGTTATGCCGTTCTGGCTGGACCTCTTCTTCAGGCTCAGGCTCTGGTTCAGGCTCAGGCTCTTCCGCCTCTTCGACAACCTCTTCTTCGATCAGCTCTTCTTGTACTACCTCTTCTTCAGGGGTTTCGTTTTCTTCTGCCATTTTAAATCCTCAGAAAATGGGGGGAGATAACTCCCCCCTGTCCTTCCCTATTTCTAGGTCCACTTACAAACGTAAAGAGCGTCTGGAGTTACGACCTTGCTGCCATAGACTTTTAAGCCTCTGACTGCATCGGCAAACGTAGACTCGAGTCGTACCGTTTCGCTGTTAGTGAATTGAGATGCGAAGGTGATCGCTTTCGGATGACCAGCCAGTACGTTTGTCGCACCGCTGGTAGCGCCGGAAGTATCGGTGAAAAGCATGTTGCTTTGGTAAACAGTGAATCTGTCTACCTTACCGACCTCACCATTTCTCAATGGAGAAGCTGCATCACCCGTTAGATTTGCTTGACGCAACTCTGACTGCTTGAGTAGAGATATGAACTCTGGAGACATGACGATGTATCGCCCTTCTTCAGGAATGTTCAACTCATCAAGAGTCTTAGCTGCGAGAAGTATTCTCTCGAGGATGTTGCTTGCAGTGATTGTCGTGGTGGAGCTTTCGATAGTCGTAGCGCCAGATACAACAGATGCCAGAACAGACGTTTCAACAGCCACTCGCATACCCTCAGCAGCATCAGCAGAAGCCGCCTCGAGCATATCGATGTCAGACTGCACTGAATTGATGTCATCAACCTTGAAGCTGTAATACTTCGCTTGGTCGATCAACAGCTCGACAGTTGAAGTGGTCAATGTCTGATTGGTTATGGAACCAGTGTAGTCATTGATCGTCACTGCAGGGACCGTGCGAATATTTACCTTATCG